TTGTTAAGGCAACATGCGACAGTCCATTCGATTTGATTTTAATTGACTCAAATAATCTTCCTGTCAAAATCCCAAATGCAAAAAAATTCTTAAACGATATAATTTTAGCATATAGAGATGCTTCTGAAAAATATTTCAAAAAGTATTCAGACATTAAATCTAAAAGAAAAATAGCAGATATTATCGAACTATGACCAAAGGTATCGTACTATTTGCACAAAATAATTCTGAAATTGACTATGTAAAGATAGCAACTTATGCCGCACGACAGGCACAGAAATACCTGCAAGTCCCAGTTAGCATTATAACTGATAGTCCAGACTGGTTACGCACTAGTCAACCCGATCATCCTTTTGATAAAATTATAGGAATTCATCAGCCTAACGAAGTACAGCGCAAGCAATTTTTCGATGGAAAACTATCTTCTACTAGATTAGATTGGAAAAATTTTGCAAGAAATCAAGCGTATGAATTAAGTCCTTATGATATCACGTTAGTTATAGATAGTGATTTTATAATTAATAGTGATGTATTAAAAACAGCATTTGATAAAGATGTTGATTTTCAAATATATTCTCAAAGCATTGATTTGGCAGGATGGCGATCCAATCAAGAATTTGAAAGAATCAATCCTCAAAGCATTGATTTTTATTGGGCCACTGTTTTTGTTTTTAAAAAGAATCCGTTGATGGAATCATTTTTTAATTTAATTGCTTATATTAAAACTAATTGGAATTATTTTAGAAAACTTTATAATATCGAAGGTGTATTATTTAGAAATGACTATGCATTTAGTATTGCTATACATATAATGGATGGAAAAATACGAGGTAATTTTGCAATAGAATTACCTGGCAAAATGACTTACATACGAGACACTGATATTTTAGTTGAAGCAGTCGATGGCACTATGAAATTTTTAGTAGGTAAAAAAGATTTTGCCGGAGAATACATACTAGCAAAGACTACAAATTTAGATGTTCATGTTATGAATAAATTTAGCCTTAGTCGATTTATAGACGGAGGTTGCGGTGTCTAAAGGATTTTTAGTATTAGCACAAAATACAGATACTGTTGACTATGTTCAGCAAGCGTATGCATTAGCACTGAGTATTAAGTTATCTCAGAATTCAATCGACAATATTAGTTTGATTACTAATGATCCAGTTCCTGAAGAGTACCAATCAGTATTTGATAGGATTATACCAATTCCATATTTTAATAACGATATAAATTCTAATTTTAAAACAGAACATCGTTATCAAGTATACTATGCAAGTCCGTATGACGAGACGATTGTATTGGATACCGATATGCTTATGTTAGATGATATATCATTATGGTGGAACTACTGTAGTAATCATAATGTTAGATTCTGTAACAGAATTAAAAATCATAAATTAGAAACAGTAACTGACATATTTCATCGTAAAGCATTTATAGCAAACAATTTATCAAGCCCATACTTTGCATTGCATTATTTTAAAAAATCCGATGAAGCACGGGATTTTTATAAAGTGTTAGAATTTGTATGCAATAACTGGGAATGGTGTTGGACTAAGTTTGCACCTAACGAATATCAACAATGGTCTAGCATGGATTTAGCAACAGCCATTGCCATAGAGATTACAGGTATGCAAGTACTAGACACGTTAAATCCTATGGAATTTATTCATATGAAAGTTCCTTTACAAAAATGGAATACAGATGCGACTAGTTGGCAAAATTCTGTATTATATAACTTTACAGGTGACTTAACTGTGGGTAATATAAAACAGCAAAAATTATTTCATTATGTAGAAAAAGATTTCTTATCTCCTCAAATAATTAAAAAATTAAAGGAGTTACACGGTGGCTAAAAAAAGTAAAAAAGTTGTCGACTTAACTCCTCGATTTTATGTACATTACGATACTAATAATAAGATAGTTTCTGTAAATAATTTCAGAGATACTACAAACAATAATGCTATAGAAGTTGACTTTGATCAATATGAGCGGCTGTTATTAGGCAAAGAAAAGTTCGAAGACTTTCATATAGGAACAGTTATAGATGCATCTGGGAATTCTTCTGTAGGATTAGTATCCCATAAATTATTATTAGAACACAATTTTAAAAATAGATTATTAGCATGGATAGAAGACGAGTCAGAAAATCATGACATTCTAATCGGGTGGGACGAATATAACGGGCAGTGGGTTTTCAGTTGTTCTGAAGATTTAAAAACTCAGTTTTTGAGTAATCAATTTCCTACTACAGAAATATCATTTTATATTATACTAGGAAACGATCCAAACTTTTTAATTCGTACAATTACTATTGATCTAAAAGATTTGATAAGCAAGCCAATTATTGCTAAATTTAATACAGAGTGGGAAAGAATTATAGACACTATTGCAATTACGTCTAATATATCGAGTCTTTCTTATTCTTTAAAAACCTGGAAAATAGATGAGCAAAATTAAAATTATCGAACAAGACATTATCTTCCTCAGTTACGACGAACCTAATGCTGAGAAAAATTATGCTGACTTATGTAACAAAGTACCTTGGGCAAAACGTGTGCATGGTGTTAAAGGTAGTGATGCCGCACATAAGGCATGCGCGGCACTGAGTGAAACAGAATACTTTGTTACAGTAGATGCTGATAATATTGTAGATCCTGCGTTTTTAGAAGTTGAAATTGATTTAGATGAATTAGGATTAACACCTGATCATGTGTTTAGTTGGTGTGGAAAAGTACACGTTAACGGACTTATGTATGGTAATGGTGGCCTTAAAATGTGGACACGTAAATTTGTAAATGAAATGCGTACACATGAAAACTCAGATCCTGATGACACTAAAGGACTAGTTGAATTTTGTTTTGATGACAAGTACTATCAATTTAACGAAAATTATAGTGAAAGTTTTACTAATGCAAGTCCATTCCAAGCATGGCGAGCAGGATTCCGTGAAGGTGTTAAGATGTCATTAGACCAAGGTGCTAAGGTAAAAGACCTTAAAAAAGTTTGGTGGCAAAATTACCATAGATTATTAATTTGGTGTAATGTAGGCGCTGATGTTCCTAATGGAAATTGGAGCATATACGGTGCAAGAGAAGGGGCATACTTGACTAATTGTACAGATTGGGATTATGCAAATGTTCGTGATTTCGAATGGTTAACAAATGAGTGGGAAACTAAGTACAGCAAGATTACTGAAGAAATGTTACCTTATGAAATTATGGGATTAGGTGAAACATTGAAACACGAATGTGATTTAGAAATTACAAATGTTGATGTCACAGGAAGTAAATTTTTTAAAACAGTATTCAACAATAGCCCTAGAATTATTAGGAAACGATAATGTACGATATTGTCTACATATCTTATAATGAAAAAACTGCTAACATTGGATTCATACAGTTAACTACATTAAATCTCCGTAATAATATATTTAGAGTACACGGAGTTAAAGGTATTCATCAAGCTCACATTGAAGCGGCTAAGATGGTTACTACTCCTATGTTTTATGTAGTAGATGCTGATGCAACTATATTGCCTAGTTTTAGATTTAATTTAAAACTAGATCCAAGCGAAGAAGACATTGTGCATGTATGGAGAAGTAGAAATCCTATTAACAATTTGGAATACGGATACGGTGGAGTTAAGCTCTTACCCACCCAATTAACATTGAACATGGATGTTAATAATACTGACATGACCACTAGCATATCAAAACGATTCAAAGCCATACCAATTGTTTCTAATGTGACTAAATTTAATACTGATTCGCTTAGTACTTGGCGTAGTGCATTCAGAGAATGTGCTAAACTGGCAAGTGGTATAATTCCTGGGCAAGATCAGGAAGAAACTATCGAAAGGCTAAAAGTCTGGAGATATAATCCTAGTGTTCAACTGTATGCTGAATACTCTAGAGGCGGTGCGAGTGCGGGAGAATGGTTCGGAGCCAAGTATAAAGATGACCCTGCGATGTTATCTAAAATAAATGATTATGATTGGTTAGAATCGGAGTTCTGGGGACATACACAACAATTTCCCCCAGAACTATTTAAACCGACTGAGACTCCAATTACATTTAGACCCAGAGGATCAAATAAGGTCTAATGTTAATGGAAATATTTCTGCAATAACTTTGGCACATGCAATAGCAACTTCTTGATGCTCTTTCTGTGTGCCATTTGAACTACGTAACTCGATAAAGTGTACCCAACTACGTAAAGTACCATTCATATAAATTCTACTTTCAATTAGTCCTTCGGGCAATACTGCACGAGCTTGCTCTTTAGCAATTCCTTTACTAACAGCCCATTCGTATGCATCGCGTGATTGTTTAATAACAAGCTCTTGCATACGTTCCCATTGATAAGCAAGAAAACGATCTTCATCGTTATTTTGAATATCTAAGTCTACGCTGTTCTGTCTATTTTTCGTATCTTGTTTACGTGCATCTCGCAATACGAAGTTAAGATCCTTCGTTGGATCAGCGTAACGTTGGCTAAACTCTTGGAAGCTGAAGCTTCTGTGTCTGAGGATTTGTCTTGCAATATCTCTTGTTGTTGTGATTTCAATACAGGCACTGACCATTTCGAGTGGCGACCAGTGCTTGTGTTTGATGAGATATTTGATGAGCTTTTCTGATGTTTCAGTGTTAAGCTGGTTGGAAGGGTTGGACACACGGGCACAATACGCAATAAGTTCCTGCGCATCATCAATGCCCATAGAAGCAAATTCTTGTGTTGGCTGGCTGTAACTAAGTAATCGGACATCCATCTATAACTTCTTTTTCTTTAAAAATTGTTGAGTCGACCTTTCAATGTCTTTTTTAACTTTGTTTGTATCAAGTTTAAAATCGACATTGTCAATCGTGTCTTCATAGGACTTGCATAACTCGCTGAGACTTTCTTGGAATTTCGTCCATCCATCCCGCTTTGTTTTAGCAGTTATTTTTATTTCCCAAGTTTTACCATCTTTAAAATTGACCAGCACAGTACTCAAGTACTTGATAGGAAGTACATTTAACTCTATATCACTGAATACTTCTGGCCAATGTGCTATGACATCCTTGGGAAGAATCTTCCCGGATTTAGTCACGTTATTTGGTCACTTTTTTCTTCGTTGGTACTAAATCTTCTGCTAAACGACGATAGTGTGCGGCTTCTTTAGCTAGCTTATCTGCTTGGCTACGATATAGCTTTGCAGTATCTTCAGGACTAGCATTTGGATCAGCTACAGTTACATCGGCAACTTTTTCTACAACAGTGGCAGTTTTCTTAACTTCAGGAGCAGGAGCAGGTGCTTCTGGTTTCTTGTCGTTAATGCCTTCTGTTAATGCTAAGTCGTCTACTGCTACACCGCGTTGTTCTGCAATAACTTGATTAAGTTCAGATAATGAAATACTATACTGTACAGTTGGAGTTACTTCAACTGCATCTGTTGGTACTTTGATTAATCGGTTATTAGCATGTAACCAAGGCAACATACGTGAACCATCTGGAAATTGCGTACGATCTAATGCTTCGGCAAATTCGTATGCTTCTTGTCCAGTTGCACTTTCGACTAAGTTAATAACAGCATCGTGATAGATGTCTGGCATATTTTCAGTAGGTACTACTAGAGCATGATATGCATCGCCAGGTAGGGTACGATAAGCAATTAAAACTTTTTTGTTCGTTGCTCTAATACGACCCACGTGTTTGAGTTCTTGGGCCATATTAAGCTCCGGTAGCGATTGATGTTGCTGTTTGTGGTGCGGTTGGTGCGCCAGGTGCGGCAGCTTCTTGTGCTTTTTGTTGAGCGGCAACAGCATCTAAAAATGATGTCAATTTAGTGTAAGTTTGTCCTACTGCAACCATTTCGTTTGGTTTAAATGCGCCACGTGAACTAGCAATGTCAATGATTACTTTCATTGCATTTAAGTCATTAACCGATAGGTCATTTGTTGGTGCTTGTTGTTGTGCGTCTTGTTGTACTTCAGACATATAAATCTCCTTATTGTGTACTAATATAATTATCTAGTCTGTAAATGAGGACAGGCAATCGTGAAGAAACTGAGTTCCTTTTCAGACTCAAAACCAATACGTGTTACATATACTATTGTATTGGTATGATCTAACGAGATATCTTGTCCTACATAATACCTATTATTTAAATTCTTTTGAATCCAAGAGTCTATAGATCTGAGTAAGTTAGGATTATATTTGTCTACGTTCGTGTATTTGAAATGAGGGCAGGCAACCTCAACCCTACGTAGACCAAAATAGTTTAAAGGGTTGGGTTTGCCGTTCTTTAATGCCATTAAACTGTTTCCTTGGCAAATTCGTAGTATGCGTACTCGCCCCAAGGAGGAACAATTTTGTCATTACCGTGAATAATGAATACTGAATCACAGTAATTTTCATCACCCCATGAACCAAACGGATATCCGTCTGTAAACATGATAAACTTCTTAGGCTGAATATCATTTTGTTTCATGTAGTCATAGTTAGCATCGAAATCAGTACCACCACCGCCCATAGGCTCATAGTGGTCAAACTCGTCCATGTTATAACCGTCGAAGTCTGCTTCGTTGTACACTCGGGTATCAAAGCACCATACTTTAATCTTAAAGTCCTTATACTCTTGCATAATGCCTTTAATCTCGGATAAGAAGTCTTTTGCTTGCTCATCACCGATTGACCCTGACATGTCAATTGCTACACAGATATCAATTGTTTCTTGATATTGCTGTCCTGGTAATACGGCATTCATGTGCCAGCCCTTACGGTTTGGACGCATAAATGAATAATCGTTTTTAATAGTGCTTTGGATTTGTTGACGCAAAATTTCACGCCAGTTCATCTTAGGCTCTGTTAATTCCTTAATCATGCGTTGCACGTTTGCAGGAGTATTACCTGCACCTGCGGCCTGTGCGGCTTGCATAGTAGCTTCGCGAATCTCGTCACGAATTTGTTTTAGTTCTTCTTTACTATACTTTGGCTGACCGTCTTTGCCATCTTCACCCCAGTCAATGTGATCATCTAATAGTTGACCTAATTGATTAAGCTCGTCTTCATCCATTTCGTCGAAGATTTTATCGTAAACTTCTTCCGCACCCATTCCGTAATATTTAGGATCATGGAAGATTGTAATGCCTTCGATAACGTGTTCACCGATGCGGTCACGGACTAATTGACCGTTGACGCAATAGTCAGCGGCAATGTTAAAGATACGCGGATTGCGACCTTCTCGACGGCCCATATGATCAAACACGTTATGCAAGATTTCGTGTGCAATAACGAATTCTACTTGTTTAATTGATAGTGGCTCAAAGAATTTACGATTAAAGTAAATGGTACGTCCGTCTGTAGCGGCAGTGCCCATCCATTCAGATCCTTCCTCAATTTTTAAACGTGTTGCCAAGTTACCAAAAAATGGATGGCGTAGTAGTAGACCCACACGGGCTACGATAATTTTGTCGATAATTGGATCTGTATGTGACATTTAAACTCCTGTTTTGCTATAGTATATAGTATAACACCACCCGAAGGTGGTGTCAAATAGTGCTAAACCAAATTACTTTTCAGTAGCTTGTGCAATGTACTTGCCGTATTTGGCATGGAAGTCATCAAAGCATTTAATCTCATCTGGATCCAATGGCAACTTGTAAGTGCTCAAAGCCAACTTAGTACCCATGATAACCAATTCAGTTTCGAAGTTATTCATCATAAATTCGAAGAAGTTATTAGTCATGTCATTCCAAGTTTTAGCTTTCTTCTCGCAAGCATCTTTCAACTCGTAGCACAATGACACAGTCAACGAGTACATAGCTGAGATTTCTTTGGAATCCATCTTTTTAACTTTACCTGACAAGATATCGCTTGGGTTAGGCATTTTGCTAGCATGTTTACGGTGTGCCATAAACTTAATAGCAAGACCTTCACCTACTGAACCGCTAACCAAGTCAGTTAGCGTATCAGTGTCAACGTCATCATCTGTAAGCAATTCGCTAACAAATGACCAGCTACGTGGAGTAGCAAACGCACGGCTTGAAGATTTCGGATCAAAGTCGTACAAGTCCTTTTTAGAGAAAGAAAGGAAACCAACTACGTCCTGATGAATCTTGTTATCAACAGCCCAGTCAAAGTAGTCATCCCAGTTAACTTGCATTTCCAAGTGAACAAAACGGTTAGCCAACGGAGCAGGCATACGGAATGTAACACCTTTGTCAGTTTCACGGTTACCTGCGGCAACGATTACAACATTGTTTGGCAATGTGTATGCACCAACACGGCGATTAAGAATAAGTTGATAAGCGGCGGCTTGTACGCTAGGTGCCGCAGAGTTCATTTCGTCCAAGAACAAAATAATGCTCTTATGCTTACTAGCCATATCCGCACTTGGCAACTCTGCTGGAGGAGCCCATTTCATTGTCTCATTAACTGAGTCAAAATATGGAATACCTTTAATATCTGTTGGTTCCCAAAGTGAAAGGCGAACGTCGATGACATGAGCATCTAGCTCAGTACCGAGTTGCTTAATAATGTCAGACTTACCAATACCTGGAGGACCCCAAAGGAAGATTGGACGCTGATTTTTGAAAGCCTTACGCAAAGACTTTTTGGCACCGCTTGGGCCAACGGTACGGCTACTGATTTCTGCCATTTTAAGTTCCTAACTTAGTTAAAAAATTTGTTACGAATAACGCTGTGTAAGTATGTATTATATAGGAACCAGCAGTCTATGTCAACAGTTTTTTTAAATAGCTAGGTCTTTTTCTCGCTCATTCATTGCTTTTATTAAGCCAAATTTTCTGATGTCGTCCGAAAACAACATAAGCTCAAAACTCTTGCGTTCGGAAAATACAGTGATTGACATTT